CGCGTTCCATGCGAAGCACCGGTTTCGGAATATTTGAGACAGGATTTGGTATTGCGTGGTTTCTGGGCAGTTGGCTTCTCGGTGCCCTGTATGATTTGAATCCTGTGTATCTTGTCACTGTGTCTGTAGTATCACAGTTTCTGGCGATTGCATTTTATGCTTTATGCCTCCGGTGCAATAAGACAGAGTGCTAACAATTCCAGTTTGTCGGGATACCTGTTAGCAAGGAATCTCGGAAGATATTTTAACAAGAAGGTAACCGGAAGAAGGCATCACAGCCCACTTCCGGTTTTCTTATCATGGCACTCTTTGCAGAGAGATTCCCAGTTCGTCTGATCCCAGAACAGCCGCTGGTCTCCCCGGTGCGGAATGATATGATCCACAACGGTCGCCGGGACTATTTTCCCCTCTGCTTGACAGAAAGCACAGAGTGGATGCTGCTTTAGGAACAATGCCCGGGCTTCACGCCAGCGGGCATCATACCCACGGGCAGAGGCACCGCCGCGCATACGGTCATCACTGTACATCTGGTGATCCTTACAGAATACCTGGCCCTGTTCGCAGAACCCGGGACACCCTGGGTAGCGGCAGGGCCTTTTCGGCTTTTGGGGCATTTTCGCACCTCCGTTCAGATAATCAAAAAGCCCCGGTCGTCATAGACCGAAGCTCCGCTGTCGGCGTTCTTCAGCGCCCGATCCAGCGCCATGACCAGAGCCACAGCGCCGTCGACTTTTTCCGTGGATTTCTCTTTGTCGATTTTCAGGTTTCCTGCCGGGTCAGTCCGCACGAAGGCATTGTCCATGTTCCACCGAAGAACCGGATGCCCGCCATGGTTCAGTTTCCGTTCCAATACCAGGCGCATCAGTTCCTTTGTCGGCGGACTCATATCCCGGTATCCCTGTCCGAAGGGAACCATCGTGAAACCGTCATCCTCAAGGGTCTGCACCATCATGGTCGCGTTCCAGCGGTCATAAGCGATTTCCCTAATGTTGAACCGTTCCCCTAACTGCAGGATGAATTGTTCGATCGCGCCGTAATGAACGACATTGCCTTCAGTGGTATGAATGAAACCCTGCCGTTCCCACTTGTCGTACATGACATGATCCCGGCGAACACGAAGCTGCAGGGTTTCTTCCGGGAGCCAGAAATGCGGAACAATAATGTACTGCTCCTCCTCATCCCGTGGTGGAAATACAAGCACCATCGCGGTCAGGTCACTGGTGCTGGACAGGTCGAGCCCGGCATAACACGGACGTCCTTCCAGTTCATACTCATTAACCACTCCGCCGCAGTCATCCCATTTATCCATGGGCATCCAGCGGACGGATTGCTTCACCCACTGGTTCAGGCGGAGCTGTCGGAACATGTTCTCGTCAGCCGGTGTTTCCTGCGCTTTGCGGAAAGCGTCCCTGACCTTGTCGATGGTGATTGTCTGATCCAAAGAGGGATTTGCTTTGTACCAGTTCTTTTCATCCGTCCAGTCTGCGTCATCCGGCAAGCCGAAGACCACAGGGTAAAACCGGGGATCATCCTTCCGGCCTTCGAGGATATCAATGGCTTTCTGATGGACTTCCCAGCAGATGCTGTTTCGATCCGTTCCGGCGGTTGTCAGAAAAAACCACAGGGGCTGCTTTCGAGCGTCGCCGCTGCCCTGAGTCATGACGTCGTACAGGGCACGATTCGGCTGAGTATGCAGCTCGTCGAAGATACAGGCGCTGACATTCAGACCATGCTTCGTCGCTACTTCGCTGGAAAGCACCTGGTAGATACTGCCGGTCGGCTGGTAGACCATCCGCTTTGTGGACGGGATGATCTTGATTCGCTTACTAAGTGCCGGGGACTGCTTCACCATGTCCACGGCCACATCGAATACGATAGCCGCCTGCTGGCGGTCTGACGCGCAGGAATAAACCTCTGCACGCCATTCGTCATCGTTGCAGAGCATGTTCAGGGCAATGGCAGCGCCGAGCTCTGATTTTCCCTGCTTCTTCGGGATCTCGATGTACGCAGTGGTGTATTGCCGGATGGATGGATCTTCATCACGGACAGTGCCGAAAACATCTCGGATAATCTGTTCCTGCCATGGGAGCAGCTTGAAAGGCTGACCGTGGAACTCTCCCTTTGTATGCTTCAGGCACTCTATGAACTGGATAACCCGGCGGGCTTTTTCCTCACTTTGCATCCTGCCAGCCTCCCCTCAGAACGGATTCCATCGGGTCATCCGTATCAGCCTTGTCGCCGTTCTGGGCATAGAGCCGCGCACGGCTGGCCGGGGTCAGACCGAACTCTGAGCAAAAAGACTGCATAATCTTCAGGTTCTGCTGGGCAATGGATACCTGTGGAACCTGCTGTACATAACCGCTGGGCGTTTTGAAGATCGTCCCGTGCTGGGAAAGGAACTCTTCAGCTTCACGCCAGCGGGCATAGGCCTGACAGTAACCAGCGAAAGCTTCCATGTCGTGTTCTGTCAGGATGCCCATGGCAATCAGGGATGGAGCCAGACGCTTCCATTCCTTTTTCGCTTCCGGCATCAGCCATGCGGGGCATTTCACGTTCTCCTGCGGCGGCGTAGGCTCTTCTTTATTGATCGGCCTGCGGCCTTTTCCCCGGTCGCCTTCCAGCACCTTCAGGGCAGTAGGCAGTGGTTTTCTACCTTTGGTCGCCATCTGGTTTCACCTCCTCTCCGTGAAATTGTGTGTTTTTACGCACCTGTGACCGCTTCACTGTAGGGTATTGTGTGTCCGTCCCGGAGCACTGTGATCTCCTGATCCGGGTAGTCCTGGTGGAAGCGTTCTACTATGACCGTCGCGTACTTCGGGTCCAGTTCCATTGTCCGGCAGATACGGTCGGTCTGCTCACAGGCAATAAGGGTGGAGCCGCTGCCGCCGAACAGATCCATCACCACGGCGTTCGGAGCACTGCTGTTCTTGATGGGATAGCAGAGCAGCGGGATGGGCTTCATCGTCGGGTGATCCGCGCTCTTCTTCGGTTTGTCAAAATTCCAGATCGTGGACTGCTTCCGGTCGGAGAACCACTTGTGCTTTCCGTTGGGAAGCCATCCATAGAGCACGGGCTCGTGTTGCCATTGATATGGGCTGCGGCCTAGTACCAAGCTGTTCTTCACCCAGATGCATACCCCGGAAATATGAAAGCCAGACTCTTTGAAAGCCCGGCGAAAGTTCAGCCCTTCGGTGTCGGCATGGAATACATAAGCGCTCCCGCCCTCTGCCATGTGGGCAGCCATGTTCTTGAAGGCTGCCAGCAGGAAGGTGAAAAACTGTTCATCTGCCATGCTGTCATTCTGGATCTTCTTTCCATCTGCGGATTCATACGCGACATTGTAAGGCGGATCCGTCACGACCAGGTTAGCTTTGATTCCTTCCATGAGCACATCCACCGCATCCGGATCGGTGCTATCACCGCACATCATTCGGTGCCTGCCCAGCGTCCATACATCACCAAGCTGTACGTATGGGGTGATGGTTTCCGGATCGAGTTCGCAGTCATCGTCATGGGTTTCTTTGTCATGAACCTTACTGAAAAGGTCATCCACCTCGGCAGCATCAAACCCTGTCGCACCAAGATCATATCCGGATGCCTGCAGGTCTTTCAGCAGATCGGCAAGGGCTACAGGTTCCCAGTCGCCGGTTGCCTTGTTCAGGGCGATGTTGAGCGCTTTTTCATCCTCAGGCTTTTCGATATGAACCACAACACAGTCCACCTCGGTCGCGCCTTCAGCCTTGAGCACCTTGTAGCGCTGGTGACCGCCGACAATATTGCCGGTAACCTCGTTCCAGACGATCGGATCGCAGTACCCGAAGTCATGCAGGCTGCGCTTGATCTTCTCATAGGCAGGATCACCGGGCTGCAGGTCTTTCCGGGGGTTGTATTTCGCGGGTTTCAGCTGGTCAATCGGCAGCCGCCGCATATCCAGGGTCGTATTCATAGGTTCCTCCTTCACCGCCTTCGGGCGGTTTTTTTATTCCCGGGGCAGGGCTGATACCCCCGGCCCCCAATTTGTCGGAAATTCGCGCGTGACTGGGGCGCGGTCGCCGCCAGGCACACTAAGGGATCTGACCACCCCCTCCCTGGGCACAGGCCGGGTGGGCGGCGGTGGGCCGGAGACCCCGGCTGGGTGTGCCCGGGCGGGCGGCTCCTCCCGGCGGCGGGCGGCGGGTCTTCCGGGCGGGCGGTGTGCCCGGGCGGCGGGGTGGCTCCTCCCGGCGGGTGTGCCCGGGCGGTTCCGGGCGGGGTTCTCCGGGCGGGTTTTCGGGCGGCGGGTGTGCCCGGCGGCGGGCGGCGGTTCCGGCGGGCGGGGTGCCCGGGCGGCGAAAAAAACCGGGTTTTTTTCTTTTTTTCCCGGCGGGCTTCACGCATGTATAAGGAAGCGGGCGGCTCTTTTTCCGAAAAAAAACCGTTGACTTTTCGGCCCGGCGGAGTGATGGATGTGTCCGCCGGGCGGGAAACCGCCCAAAAGGCACAGCCCGGCACCCGGGTCGGGCGGGAAAAGCCGCCGCCGGAAGAAAGGAGCCCACCCCATGAAAACCCAAACCTTCGGAACCGAGATCGAGGTCAACCGGATTTCCCGCCAAGCCGCCGCCCGGGCGATCGCCGGGGTTCTTTCCACCGACGGGTACACCGCCGAGGTGCGGCACGAAGGCGGTTCCTACGACGCTTGGGTGGTCATCGACCGGGAAGGCCGCCGCTGGAAGTGCGTTTCCGACGCCAGCATCGCCGGGAGCCGGGACCAAGGCACAGAGTTCGTCACCCCGGTGTGCCGCTGGGAAGACCTCGAAACGGTGCAGGCCTGCGTTCGGGCCTTGCGGGCGGCAGGGGCACACGCCGACGCCTCCTGCGGCATCCACGTGCACGTCGGGCTGGGGAGCCACACCCCCCGCACCCTGCGGAACTTGGTCAACTTGGTGAACGCCAAGGAAGACCTCCTGACCCAAGCCCTGCAGATTTCCCCCGCCCGGCGAGACCGCTGGTGCCAGCCCGTCGACCCCGACTTCCTCGCCACCCTGAACCGCCGGAAGCCCACCACCTCCGAGGAGCTCGCCCGGATTTGGTACGACGACCGGAACTGGGAATGGCACGCCAGCCAGCACTACGACCCCAGCCGC